GAAAGTAAAGTCACCTTCACGCGACATAAAAACTCTTCCAAATTCTGCGGTTTGGTTTATTTGTGCAATATAGGAAAGGGCGTTAGTTCCAGCCGAAACGGTGTATGCGGCATTATGGCCAAGGTTGACTGTGCCTGTAGCAATGTTTCTTTGTGCCAACGGAAAATCTACTTCAGGCAAACTAAGCACTGTAGAAATGCGTGCGCCTGAAAGTTCGGCTGACACATTTAATTCGTCCAAAAAGGTTTGTGCCAACAAATAAAATTGATCAGCACCATAAACGGTAACTGTGTCCAATTCTCCTAAGCCGAAGTTGTAGTCATAATTGACCACATATCCCGAAAAAAGCAATTCAGGGTTGTTAGTGGAATCGTAACGAATCAGTTTCATTTCGCGCATTGGTGCTAAGCCAGGTTGCGAATCAGGGGTGTTGTAGTAAGGGCTGTTTTCGTCAAATGGGTTGAAGATGCCGTCCACATCTGTGATGTTGAAAGTTATTGTGCCAGCGCTGAACTGATCGCCAATGTCGCGGCGGCCGCGTTTTACTGCAATGTTTGTTGTTGATTCCAAAACTGATGCAAATTCTGTTGTGCCATCTAAAACAAAATCAGGCGAATCTAGAAGGCCGCGCAAAGGGTCATCCAGCGTGAATGCATCAACCATGAAACCTGTGGCAATTTGCAGGTCATAATTGCCCGAATCTAAAACCGCGTAACCGCTCATGCAATGTTCAGATTCAACGGCCCTGCCGAACGCTGATAGGCGCGCAAAGCATTAAGGATTGATTGCCCAATTTCGGCTGATGTTGCCATACCACCGTTCACATTGATGTTGACATCACCACCGCCACCCATTCCACCCATTTTGGACAATGGCACTACGGCTTCGGGGCCTGCTTCGCCAATTAGTGCCAGGGTTGGGCGTTGAACAATGCCGCCGTCAGCCATCTTTGGAATTGAACCGCTGACAGTGGCAACAATTTTATCCACGCGCTCCGTGATGACCACATCAATGTTCACATTGCGTTTCATTTTTGCGGCAATCTTGTCCATTTGTTTCATCAGTTTTGGGGTCATCAAATCAAGTTCTGCAACCAAACCGTCAACCATTTTTTGCGCTGAATCAACACCGCTCTGATACCACCTAGTTGCGGCATTCAAACCAACTTTGTCCGCGGCCATTTGTGCCGATTCCACCAAAGCATTTGTTTCATCAATTGCCGTCTTGCCACCCTTAACAAGTTCAGATGCAATCTTTGATCCAGCCTCGCCGCCAGCATCCAAAACAAATTGCAACGCATCTTGTGACAATCCATCCGCCAGGGCTGTTTGCAAATTAGTTGAATAATCTTCAATCCCCTTAACTTGCTTTCTAAGGTTGTCTAAAAATCCTTTAAAACCAAATTCCCCATCTTCTAAAGCTTTGTTGAAATCCAATGCGCCAATAACGGCATCTGAAACGCTTTTTGCAAAGTCTGAAAATTCTGTTTTTGCTTCAGCCAGTTTGTCTTTGGCTGTGTCCACCGCTTCGGAAAGTTTTTCTTTTAATGCGGCGGCAAAGGATTCAACTTCTTTTGTTACACCCTTAACAGTGTCTTCTTCTTCTTTCAATTTGTTTTTTAATTCGTCTGACGCATCCGCCATTCGTATGGTATTTGTTGTTCCAGTATTCAATTTTTGACTATATGGATCAATGTCTTTTGATACGCCGTTTAACGCATCGCCAAGAAGAATTGTTACTTTGTAAAATTGATAAAGCGGATTAATGTAGTTAGCAATTTTATTGACAAAATCGCTTATCTTTTGGGTGGCCGTTTTTGCTGGTTCTGGAATGTCGTCTAAAGCGCCTTTAATGTCAATAAGTGCATTAACAAAATCGGTTGTTACTGGAAGAACCTTTTGTCCTAACTCAATTTGAAAGTTTTTAAACAACGCCGTAAGTGTGCGTTGGCTGTTTGCCAAACCGTCAGAAGTACGCGCAAAGTCTCCCTGTGCGTCACCTGACTGTTTATAAATGGCGGACTGTGCCGCCAAAATCTTTTGTTGAGATGTCAGCGCTTTGTTGCCTTTATAAATGCCAAGTGTTGTTGCTTCGGCTTTTAAGGTTGCGTCATCAAGCAAAATGCCGTAGCGGCGCAAAGGTTCCGATTCGCCACGCAAAGCCGCCCCAATGGCCATAACGGCTTCCTCGGGGGTGCTGTTGTTAAATGATGCTAGGTCGGTTGCCAGGGTCACGAAATCGGTTGTAAATAGTCCTAGGTCTTCGCCTGCTAAGCCTGCCGCTTTGCCAAAAGTACCGAACACGCCAGCGGCGTTGAGAACATCTTGTTTTGATTGCCCCAAAGATACAGCGGCAGTGTTGGCAAAATCCTTAACAGACTTAGACGCCTTTCCAAAAATCACATCAACTTTGGCTGTTGATTCTTCAAAATCTGATGCGGCCCTAATCGCTGGCGCAATAACAGAAGTGAAAGCACCAATGGCGGCGGCGGCTGGAAGGATTGCTTTTTGCAACAGGAACATTGATTTGGAACCTGCACCCTCTAGGGTTGCAAATTCTGCCTTGGCCGCGGCAATGCCTTTCGGGTTAAATTCCGAAATTATGGGGATTCTAATTGCCATCAGTTATCAATTTTCTGTTTGTGTCTGCCATTACATCGTTCACCAAGTCAAGCACAGCCAATTGAACTTGTGCGGCATTGCCTTCGTAGGCTGGCCACATAACACGCGATGCGTTACCTTCTCCGCTCTTGATCAAGTTTTGAACAAATGTAGATTCTTTATTTGTTCGGCCTGCCATGTCATAGATTGATCCCCACCCCGTTTTTTGCACAATGAAGAATGCGCCAACATTGTCGCTTTTGCCTTTGCGTGTGTCAATTTTTGCAACAACACCTTTGGCAACCAAGCCGCCATCCCAACCGCCTAAGCGTGTATGTGGCCTTGCCATTCCTGAAAGTGGAGCGCTTTTTGGAAAAGCAATTTTGGCTTGTTGGACTACGGGCTTAACAATGTCTTTGTAGCGTTTAGTGTATTGGCGGCGCAATTTAGGATTGACTTTGTTTAATTCTTTCAATGCGGCCTTTACGCCATAAACCTTTATAGATGCCGTGTTCACCTTTGCCGCCTTTCTTTCGCTTGTTCATTAAGCACGCTAATGACTGTTGAAAGATCGCGTGTGTCAAACTCTATGTGCGGCGGCCACCACCCTACTGAAACCAGCAATTCTGCTAGTTGTTTTCGGTAAGTTCCCCGCCCGTAGGGTTTGGGTTTGTCATGTCCACCGTTTCAATTTCCATATCGGGGTTTGCTTCCAGCCACAATTTCGGTGTTGCTTCCATTTTGTAGTTGGAGCGCTTCAACATGAAATGAGCCCAAAAAACCATGTCCATAATTCCGATTCCTCGGCCGTCTGAAACTTTGCGGTTTTCTTGCTTTTCCCATTCAGCGATGCACAGCAAATTGGTTGTGATCGTGACAGGTTCATCACCTGGCGATGGCGTTATTTTTAATTTTAGTTTCACTTGTTTCTCCTTGTGTCGGGCCAAGTGATGGCCGTGATCAACTAACGCTTAGTGCGCCGCCTGTAAAGGTCAAATCTACGGTTGACAACTCACCAAGCGCGCCATTAATAACTGGCATTGACTCCAAATAACACCCAGTCAGCGTGAAGATTTTTGTCACAGCACCCTCTACAACTGTTGCAACAACATTGGTCTGTTCGCCAACTAATGCCGCCAAAGTTTGGTAGGTCTCGCTTGCCGCATATGATTGAAAAAGTGTCATTGTGCATTCGTTGTTGTAAAGGCCGCCCGTGTAGGTTCGGCCAGTATCAGCAAGCGTGGTTTTGTCTAGGGCTTCGCGCAATTGTGTGAACACAATGCCTGTGCATTGATCCACCAATGAAACGCTGTTCACGGTGAGTGCTGACAAATTGGAAAGATAAGTGGTTGTGGCCATAATTTACTCCTTGGTTGTTTTCTTGATGGTAGATGATTTTTTAGGTGTTTCGGTGGATTCTGATTCATAGGCAATAAAGCCGCCGTCAATCAATGCCTGAACATTGATCCCAGGGGTTGGCTCAAAGTAAGCGCCTACCTTGCCTACTTTATTTGACAGGATTTTTAGTTTCATAATGAACTCGCTTCCATATTGACAATAACTTCATAGCAGGGGTATAACGCACCGCCTATTTCAATTGATGTTGGGCGGCCTTCTGTTATGGCAACATTTGCACCCAACAATTGGGCGGTCATGTTTAAAAGCTTTCGTTGTGCATCAAGATTAAAAGGCCCTGGAACAATTAACTGGATTGGGAAGGTTAGTTGAATGCGCTTGTTTTTCATCAACGGCGTTGTGAAAGTTGGGGCGTTAATAAATGCACAAGCCGCTTGAATGTTTCTAGGATCGGTCACAATTGGAATTGGCGGCGTGATCGTGTTCAGTGTCGTGGCAAGGTTGTCCAACGCTGTGTTGAGTAAATCTGTGTAGGCGGTTGGCATTTAAGCCACCTGGGGGCGCGATATGCCTAGTAATTGTTGCACAATGGCTGACAGTGCCATTGGTGGGGCGCTTCCCATTTCGTTAAATGATGCGAAAGTATCTACAGAACCGCGCTGGCGGTAAAGCGCGCCGCCATACATCACAGTTCCAAGTTTCACATCTTGTGAAGGCACTGTTCCCAGTGCGTCAAAATAGCCGCTTTCCTGTCTGCGCCTAAATGCAAATTGGTTACTAGCGGCCGCGCAAATCGTTAAAAAAGTTTGATCTGCCACGGTTGCGGTTGAAAGATACAACCAATCTGCTATGTCGTTAGCGGTGATCCAAGTGCAAACAGGGGCATAAGTAATTGTTCCAGCGGTTGTGAATGTGTAAAGAACATTTGCGCCAGTACAAGCAAACAGAACTTGGTTTTGCCGTTGCACGAATTCATTGAACATTGGGAATCCAGTTGTGGAATCAATGCCAATGAATTCATGCTCGGGCAAATCCAGCACCGTAAAAGTACCGTTGAAGGGAGAACCTAGGCTTGCAACTGTAATTGATTGCCCAACTGCAATTTCATTGTTTTCCAATGTTTGCAGAACGGCGTAGTTATCAATTAATAGTTTGCTTGTGATGTTGTAAGTCGCCATGGCGGTAGGGCCGCCTTTCTACTAAGCGACTGTGATGCTTTGAATGAACTGGCTGTTGGCCGCTGATCCGCCTTGTGCGTACTGTGCAAAGGAAGAAAAATAGCCATAGTAGGAGAAAGTTCTAGCCAAAATATCTGGATTCTCCACGCTACGCATTCCCTGTTGGGCTTCGTAGAATTCTACGGCTGGAGCATGAACTACCAAGAGTGTGCCACTGCTCAAATTGCCGTCAACTACAATTTCCAAACCTAGTGGGTTCATTCCTGACCAACTAGCGGCCGATCCTGCACCAAGCGTGTTTTGACCGATAAGGCCAGGAGCGCCGATTGCTGGGAAAACAGGACGATTTACATCGTCAACTTGGCTTCCCAATTTTTTCCAAACATCAACCGCACAAACAAGGTGAGTTGGGAAAAGGTTTGTTGTTGCCGAAATGTTTTCGGCCGCACCGTAAATTCCTGCAATCAGTGTTGAAACATCTCCTGCGGTAACTGTCCAGGTGTAACCCGATGCTTGCTTTTTTGCAATCAAGAAAGCGGCGGCGATTGAATCAGTTGATTTCATGTATTGTCCTGCGAGGTCTGAAAGGATTACATTCATCGCGGCTGGGCTACTGAAATCGGTTGTTTGTTGGCTGATCTGAATCGTGCCTGCAACCGTTTGGCGGCTGACCGAGTTCGCATCAAGAACCATTGTTTGTGATGCAACTAGCGCACCTTGCGTTCCCTGCACTCCAGCCAATGTTGATGTCTGAATTACTGGGCGTGTGAATGTGATGCCTGAACCGTTTGGCATTGCGCGTGTTCCGAATGCGGAAACGATTGGGCGCATAAAGTTGTAGTTTTGAAACACAGGCCCAAGAACTGGAACTGGCAACAAACCTGGAATGTCAGTGGTCAAATCTTGTTCAAGTGCGGCTTCAATGCTTGATTGGCCTTTGCGTGCGGCTTCGTGATAAGCGGCATTTACTTTGGCAAATGTGCTTCCGCCAATGTGCATGCTTGCGAGATATTCCGCGGCCGATGGCATACGAAATTCGCGTTTTGGTTCCGCAAAAACAACAGGTGATGTTGGGATTGTGGCTTCTACTGGGGTTGCTTCGTTCATGGTTGTGTTCTCCTGTGGTGAAACTTCTTCTTGAATAATATCTTCTGAAACTTCTTCGTGTGGGATGCTCTCGGGTTCGGTTGCGGCCACATCGGTGATGACTGCGCCAGCGAATGCAGGGCGGCCCGTGACAAGTGACAATTCAATCCAATCGGCGGCCTGCACAAGCATTGTGCCATCCTTTTGCATCTTGAATTTGGTTGGATTTACGCCAACGGAAACCGAATCAATCACGCCATCAAGTGCCAAGGTTAGTGCTTCTTCGCCTAATGCGGTTTTGCTGATTCGGGCAGTAAAAAGCATTCCTTCTTCA